GAAGACGTCCGCCCGCCGGCAGACCTCGGCGAAGTCCTCGACGACCTCGATCCCCATGCGCCGGTAGTACCGAGCCAGCATCGGCAGGGCCCGGGGATGACCGTGGCCGAGGACGGTGTAGCGCTTGGCCAGCTGGGCCATGGCGAGGCGGAACTGAGGGAACGCCGGCATCGTCTCGGGGGCGATGCTGCAGGGCCAATGGAAGGCGATCGCCACCACGGGACTCGGGCCTTCCCCGCGGCTCGGCAGCTCGTCGAGCTTCGGGCACCCGACGACCTGGACGACCGCATCGGGATAGGCCGCCTGCCAGCGGTCGGCGCTGGTCTGGTTGGGCATCAGGAACAGGTCGACGTCCTCGCAGTCGGCGCCGCCGGCGTAGTTGCCGAGGGTGTTCCCGTAGCTCTGGCCAATGCCGTGCTCGAGGCGGACGAAGCCGCCATAGCCGCGCAGCCGGCCTCGCTTCTGGTCACCGTAGGACGCGACCATGGCCAAGGGTCCATCCGCGTTGGGCTTGACCCTGACGAACCCGCCCGCCATCCGGACCGGCTCCGCGGTGACGCCCAGCGAAGCGCAGTGGCCGACCAGCGCAGGAGCGGTCAGGAACGTGCCGCGCAGCTGCTCGGGCAGCGCGCGCCACACCGGTGCCAGATGGTCCACGAAGTGAGGCTCGTAGGCGAGCGCGTCGATCATGCCGCTGCCAGCCGTTCGTTTCGCCGTGCTTCGAGCCGGTCGAGATCAGCGTCGACCATCATGTGCACCATCTCCCGGAAGCCCATTTCCGGCCACCAGCCGAGCTCCTCGCGGGCCTTCGTGGCGTCACCCAGCAGATGGGTGACCTCGGCCGGGCGATAGAGGCTCGGATCGACAACCACGTGCTCTAGGTAGTCGAGGCCGACATGGGCAAACGCGACCTCGCAGAGCTCGCGCACGCTATGGGCGACGCCAGAGGCGATCACGTAGTCGCTGGGGTTGGGCTGCTGCAGCATCCGCCACATGGCCCGCACGTAGTCGCCAGCAAAGCCCCAGTCGCGTTCCGCATCGAGGCTGCCCATCAGCAGCGGGTCGTCGAGACCGCGGGAGATCCGCGCGGCCGCGCGGGTCACCTTGCGCGTCACGAACTCCGATCCCCGCCGCGGCGACTCATGGTTGAACGCGATGCCAGCCACGGCGAAGAGCCCGAAGCTCTCCCGATAGTTCACGGTCAGGTAATGGGCGTAGGCCTTGGCGACCCCGTAGGGCGAGCGCGGATGGAACGGGGTGAGCTCGGTCTGAGGCGTCTCGCGCACCTGGCCGTACATCTCCGACGACGAGGCCTGATAGAACCGGATGCTGGGATCGACCTGGCGGATCGCCTCGAGCAGGCGGGTGACGCCGAGCGCAGTCACCTCCCCGGTGTAGACCGGCTGGTTCCAGCTGGTGGGAACGAAGCTCTGGGCGGCCAGGTTGTAGACCTCGTCGGGATGGGCCAGGCGTAGGGCTGCCACGAGCGACGCCTCGTCAAGCAGGTCGCCGGCCACGATCTCGACGTCGTCGAGGAGATGCGCGATGCGTTCGTCGGTGATCGTGCTGCTGCGCCGGACCATGCCGACGACGCGGTAGCTCTTCTCGAGAAGCAGCTCGGCCAGGTACGAGCCGTCCTGGCCGGTGATGCCGGTGATCAGCGCCGTCTTCATGGCGGCCCCACCCGTCGCCCGAGCCACAGGTTGGGCAGCGCCGACCCGTCGGTGGTACCGATGATCTCCACATCGGCCCACGTCCCACTCGGGAGGATCACCTGATCGACCGCGCGCTGGTGCCGGTCTCGCGTCGTGTCCCGTATCCAGCCGCCCGCTCCGTCGGAGGTGTTCGCGTAGTAGTCGTGGACCGCGACCCATGCGCCGGGCGCGAGGTACGGCAGCCACGCAAGGTAGTCATCGGTCACCGACTTGAAGGCATGGTCAGCGTCGTGGAAGAACAGGCCCACGGGCTTGGCCCACATCGCGGCGACGGAGATGGCGGTCGACCGCAGCGGGGTCGTGATAGCCCATCCGCTGACCAGCGCGATGTTCGTGCCCCAACGCTCGAGGGCTCCCTCCTCAGCCCATTCCGGGTCCTCGAGGGGATCCCCGGGCGTCCCGTAGAGGGGCCAGGGATCGATGCAGGTCACATGCGCCCCGTTCCCGGCGCGGCTGCCGGCCGCCAGCCAGCAACTGGACAGGCCGCGGTGTGATCCGATCTCGACGATGGCCTCCGCAGCCGGAACGCCTGCGGCCAGGTCGGCCAAGCGGCGCCCCTCCTCGGGGGCCACAAGGCCCTTCATGCCGAGCAACACCTCGAGCGGGAGGGTCGCCTCAGCCAGGACGGTCATGGCGCCCACTCGTAGAGGTAGGTCTGGCGGGTCTGGCCCCACTCGGCCGCGAGGCGGTAGCCGGGCAGCAGAGAGCCGTAGCGGCCGGTCCAGTCCTCGATGAGGATCAGTGGATGACAGCGCGCGATCGTGTCAGCGGCACCCACCAGGACTTGCGGCTCATGGGACTCGACGTCGATCTTCATCAGGGCCACGCTGCCGAAGTCGAACGAGTCGAGCGTCACCGCCTCCACCTCGAGCGGCCCATCCTCGGTGACCATGGAGTGCCCCAGGTTGGCCTCAGACCGCATCCGGAGCGTGCGCGCTCGATCGCTGAGCGCCTGCGGGTGGACTGTCACCGTCGGGTAGGCAGCCACGTTGCGGCGCAGGAGAGCCAGGTTGTCCGGCCACGGCTCGAAGGCATGGATCGCCGCGTGTCGCACGAACTCCGCCAGGAAGACGGTGTGGTTGCCGACCATCGCGCCGGCGTCGATCAGGACGCCTCCGTCAATGCGCTTGACCAGCTCGTCGAGGATCTCGGCCTCGTAGAAGTCACCGGTCTGGCGGATCTCGTCGGACACGAAGTCACCGGGCGCATGGAGGGCCAGATGGACGCCGCGCAGCGCGACGGGGGCCGCGACGGTCATGCCGACTCCTCCATCGCCTGGGGCAGCCAGCTCCCCGCCCAGTGATGGGCGGCGAACGCCCATGGCTGTGCCGCAGCGTGGTCCTCCGCGCGGAGGTGCTTCGCCTTGTAGTGGTACGGGTAGAACGACCCTGGCGGGAACAGCAGCACGTCGGACCGGCCGGGCAGGATCGCGGTCGTGACGCCGGGCCCCGACTCCCACGCGCCGCGTCGGATCCGCTTCAGGGCCATCTCCAGGCAGGCCCGGATAGCGGGGTGCTCGGGCTCAGCGCCCAGGACCGCATCGGGCACCACCTTGGCGTCCTCCCACGCCGCGAAGGCGCGCAGCGGCAGGAGCGGCTCGAAGCTGCGGTAGGGCTCGACGTCCGAGTCGACGTAGATGCCGCCCCAGCGCCACAACGCCTCGAGGCGGATCAGGCCGGCCAGCTGGGCCCCGGAGGTGCAGGCCGACCATCGGTGGGCGGTCAGCGGCCACTCGGTGGGATCGAGCGGGTCTCGGTGGGTCAGGAGCGTCCAGTCGGGGTGCAGCTCGCCGAAGCGGTGCCACCAGGCCTCCGACTCGGCCGAGGTGACCTCCGGGACCACCCGGTGAAGGATGCGCGGGATGTTCTCGTGAGCACGGGCCTGGGGGCGAAGCAGGACGTCATCGCCGCGCAGCAGCGCCCGGATGGCCACCTGGTCGCCGAGGGACGCCGAATACTGCTCACGTCGGGCGCGGTTGGCCTGGTACGAGGGAGAATCCCGGCGGCCTTCCGGAGCCGTCGGGTGGTACAGATGCCAGGACTCGCCCTCGATCTTGTGGAGGGTGGTGCCGAACGTCTCGCACGCGCAGGCGAAGGCGGTGTCCTCGAAGCCCCAGCCCTCGAATCGCTCATCGAAACCACCGACGGTGTCCCACAGCTGGCGGGGGATGGCGACGACCGAGCTGCACATCTGGGTGTAGGTCTTCGCGACGTACTTCCGCCAGCTGCCCTGGTCGCCGGCCATGACGCGCCGGCTGCCGCGCTCGCTCAGGTTGTGCCGACGGGTGAAGGGCAGCACCAGGCGGTTGCCCTCGTCGTGGGCGACCTCGATGGCCTCGCGGACCTGAGCGGCGTCGCAGATCACGTCCGCGTCGATCAGGAGCCCCACGTCCCAGGCGCCGGCCAGCGCGGCCGCGCGGTTGCACGCCGCCGATCGGTTGAACAGGCCCTCGGTGTGGTGGCCTTCGAAGATCGGCAGCTCGGGGAGCTCGCGTTCCCACCAGGCGCGGATCCAGGCCCAGACGCTGTCGCGGTACCCGTGGTCCTCCCGGCGAGGTACCAAGATGACGGCCTTCATGAGCCTTCCACCACGGCAGGGGAGGCCACGAAGCGACAGTCGACCTCGAGGTGATGGCCAACGCCGGCGGCGTTCCGCGGCATGCCCACCAGTTCGAAGATCGCATCCGGCAGGTCGGCGGCCACTACTCCACAGGCCGATGCCGTGTGACGGATCCGGTCGGCGTTGGTGAGATCGGTCGGGAACAGGTAGACCGTGTAGTCGCTGAGGGCCACGCCGGCTTGGCTGATGAGCGCCTTCTCACGCGCGCTCTTCGGCTGGGGGAGCCCCTTCACCGAGGCCAGCGGGACGAAGTCGCGCAGGACCTCGCCGGGGTACTCGTCGTCCTCCAGCTCCTCGCCACCCGCGATCAGATGCTCCGGCCGCTCGATGAGCAGGTCGTGGATGAGCCGATCACCAAAGCTCATGGTCAGGCGAACTCAAGGGGACGGGCCCGGAGGGTGTCGAGGATCGTCTCTCGCTCTTGGGCGTAGTTCCAGACGCTGTTCGACTGGAACACCTGGCGCCAGTCGCCGATCTCCTCTTCCTGGATCCCCGGGTGGTGATCGAGGAAGAGCTTGACCAGCGCGATCTGCACCACCTGGCGCGAGGAGTCGTCGTCGGTAGGCTCGTACTCGATCTCCACCGGCCCGGCCCAGTAGGTCGCCGGCGTGGTCCCGGTAGCCAAGCGCTTGAGGCTGACACCGTCGGACAGGAGTCGGTAGTCGTCCTCAGCGAGGGTGCGCTCGTAGGAGTAGCCGAGCCACTCCTTGACGCTGGTGATCGTCGCTGCTGGGCGGGGGAGAAAGATGAACGACCCGCCCCCATCACGGACCTCCGTGACGTCACCCTCGACGCCAATGACCTCAGCGATCGCCTGCCACGCCGCGTCGAGCAGGAGCTCGAGGGCTTCGGCGCCCAACGCGGTGGTGACGTGGAGGCGGAAGCCCGCGACGTTGAGCGAGGCCACGTTCTACTTCGCGGCCTTGTGCGCGGCCGCGGTGGCCGCCTTGTCCTCTTTGCCGGTCTCGGGGTCGACGACCACGACGTCCTTGCCGCGGTAGCCGGCGACGCCGCGCTTCACCTTCTGCTTCGGGACGTAGATCCTCTGTTCAGCCACGGGAGTTACCTCGCTCAGTGCGGTGATGGGCGGGAAGGCCAGTGGCTGGTGGCCACAGGCGCCGTTGGCCTTCCCGCAAATCGGACAGGCGCTCATCCGTTCAGGTCAGGTCAGCTGGCTGCCGACCACTCGTCGAAGGTGATCTCCACGAACGCGGTCGGGAAGTACACCGGGAAGGCGAGCCGCTCCTCGAAGAGGATCACCGCCAGGTTGCGGACGAAGAAGTCCGCGTGCTGGTCGGCGGTCAGCACCGTGAGGGGCTGGCGCTCGTAGATCGTGGCCCCACCGCGGGCGCCCACCAGGGCCGTCCCTTCGGCGAGAACCTCGGTCTCGACCCGCGTGAGCTTCCAGATCGGCGGCGACTCCTCGCCCCCACCGGCGGCGAACGGGTCGCCGGCCCGGTAGCGGCCCTCAAGGTCCTTCATCAGATCGAACTCCTCGGAGTCGATCGGGTTGATGAGGATGAAGGTGGGGCGCATGCGCGACACGCCGGTGCGCACCAGGCGCCGGGCCGTCCGGACACCGTCGAGGTTGCCGTTGTCGGTGCCGCCCGACAGGTCCAGGGTCTGGATGCTCGGCTGGTCCAGGATGCCCGAGATGTTCGGGGGCGTCCCGTTGCCGTTGATCAGCTGGTCCTCTTCCTCGAGGCTGATCATGATCCGGCCCTGGTTGTCGATCAGCGACCGCATCTGGCTGGTGTCGGCCAGTGCCTGGCGGGTCGTCGCCATCCAGGTGGCGATCCACTCGGCCTCGGCCGTCCTGCGCTGCCACGCGACACTCGACTGCGGCTTCGCGCCCGTGGTCGTTGTGTCAGTCGCCTGCGCAACGGCGGCTGCGGCGTTGTCGAAGCCGCTCTGAGCCGCGTAGCTGATCGTGTCTCCTGCCGGCATGTCCTCCACCGGGAAGAGGTCGCGCACGACGCGCGGCCGCTGCGGCAGTTCGAGGACGCCCGGCAGGTAGTACGGCGTCACCAGCCCGGCGGCCGGCTGCCCGGTCTCGGTGTTGATGACGTCGGTGGCGGCCGCCTGGAATCCGCCCTTCGGCCGGCGGCCGACGATGACGGGATCGGAGCGGAACTTCGTGTTCTCGCTCGACAGGGAGCCCGACTCGACGAGCTCCCTGTAGGCGGGGGAATCGACGAACTGCTGACCCATCGTCTTCGCGGCGTTCGGGTCGAGCTGCGTCGAGTTGAAGCGCATCGGGGTGCCGGTTGCCTTGCCGGTGTACCACTCGAAGCGCTCGCGCAGCGTGCCGACGTTGTCGTCGGTCGTCTGCGCCTTGCCCGCGGATGCGTCGAGCTCGTGGAACTCGGCCATCAGGGCGTTGAAGTGTTCCTCGTCCTCGACCTTGACGATGCCCTCGGCATCGGTCAGGGCCTTGGCCTCGGTGAGCTTGGCGAGCGCCTGCTCGCGAAGCTCGATTGCCTTGCTCATGACGGAAGAACCTCGCTACTGGTGATCCCGTAGCGCGCTGCAGCCTCGAATATCTCGAGGTGCCTGCGGGCACTCGGGGTTGTCGCAGCGGCCTCCTCCGGCTCGTCCGTATCGAGGAGCTGCCCGATCTCGTTCTGGATCGACCCGAACGAGTCCGAGAGAGCGCTGAGCTGCTCCCGGATGGGTTCAGAGACGCCTGGGCGTCCCTCCTTGGCCCGCAGCCGGGCGCGCTCACGTGCGTGGGCGACCAGCTCGGTCGCCTCGTCCGTTACCAGGGCGAGGCGTTCGCTGAATGCGAGGTGGACGCCGGGGGCTCGACCCTGCAGCGGCGGTGCCTCGCGGTCCGCGTCGGTGAGATGGCCGGCTAGGTGGGCATGCACCCCCTGCCGGTCTGAGTCCGGGATGTCGGCGCCGCCGCGGCCGCCGTTCAGGACCGCGATGCCGCTCGAGCAGGCGCGGAGGTTCGCGGGGCCTGGCTCACCGTCACCCGAGACCTCGTGGTGGATGAACTTGTAGGACGCCTTGGCGTCCGGATCCCCGTCGTCATCGACCCAGGCGTGTGCCTGGCGAAGCGTGGAGCCGGCACCGTCGCCGGATGGCAGCCGCGCCTCGTTCGCCGGGCCGTCCCACTCGTCGTCCGAGGTCGTGGTCTTGTGGCGGCCGATGGCGGCGGCCATGAGGGCCAGGGAAGAGAAGCTGGCAGCGGGACCGGTCCGGCGCACGTTCAGTCGCGCCATGCGCTGCACCGTGGCGTCGAGGGTGGCGATGCGGTCGACCATGCCAACCGCCTTGGCGGCCCTGGCCAACAGCATCCGACCTTCGCCGAAGTCTGCACCGGAGACCTTCGCCGTCGACACGCCGCGCCCCTTCGCCACGGCGCCGACGAACATCGAGTAGAACTCGTCGGCCATGCTCTGGACGTGGGCGACCGCGTCATCGCTGAGCGGCAGGTCCTCGTGGCCCTCGGCCTTGTACTTGCCGGCGGTGATGAAGGTGGTCGTGATCCCGAGCGCGTCCTTGGCCCGGCTGAAGTCCTCATGGATAGCGAGGATTCCGATCGAGCCCACCTGGCCCGATGGCGTCACCACCACCTCGTCGGCCTGGGCGGCGATGTAGTAGGCGGCAGAGCCCGCCATGGTGTTCGCGACCGCAACGATGCGCTTCGTGCCGCGGGCTTCTCGGACCTCGGTGGCGAACTCTTCGATGCCGTCGACTGCCCCACCCGGGGAGTCGATGTCGAAGACGATCGCCCCGATCTCGGGGTCTGCGAGGGCATCGCGGAACTGGCCAGTGAGCTGCTCGACCGACGTCCCGCCGCTCAGCGCGGTCATGAGCGTCATCCGCTGGCTGATGACGCCGTAGATGGGGATGAGCGCCACGCCAGTGGCGTTCGGACCGCCACGCCGGGGACCGTTGGCCTGGGCCTCGATCCGATGGCGGATCTCGTCCTCGCTGAAGGTGCCGCCTTCAGCCCGGAAGCGTGCGACCTCGGCAATGATGCCGAGCATCTCGGGCGTGATCGCCCACGGCGTGTCGAAGACCGCCTTCAGAACGTGGGGATACCTGGTCGGTGCCTGTGCTGTTGCCCCTGGCACGATGCAGCCTCCGCTCGATGCGCTCGGGGCACGTGCGCGAAGGCCACAGGATCCGGACGGGGCACGGAGGCCACTGCCGGCAGGTATTCGACTGCTGCGAGTCTAGATCACGGCGTCAACCCGCAATGAGTCAGCTCCCAGCTGGGCCGACGGTCACGTCCGGTCGCACGGTCATCCGTCCCTCGATCGGCGTCGAGATCAGCCCATCGCTGTCGGTGACCTGGATGTCGTAGTACAGCCCGGTTCGATGCGCCGGCAGACCGGCTGTGTCGGCGGATGTGAGAGTCATCGTCGCCAGGCCACCGGTGGGGTTGGTGACCTCGATGCCGTCGCCGCTCGTCTTCACGATAACCGCCTCTTCATCGGGATCGGTGAGCCGGCGCTTGGCGGTGAACTGGAGCTCGCAATCGGTGAGGTCGAACGGCTCGCCGGCGGATCCGGTCACGGTGATGGCGTACTCCTCGTCGTCGCCCCGCTTGGCCACGAGATTGATCTCAGACATCGGTAATCGATCCTCCGCTGCTCTGGCGAGAGACGGTCCCGCCTTGTTGTGGTAGCCGGTCCACTGCGCCGGCTGTCGGTCGCGTATCGACGTCAGATGTTGTCCCTGCTGCGTTCGTCCCGGCCTGGTGGGCGATGACGACCCAGCCGGCTCGCGTACTGAATGCGGCGAGCGCTGCTGCCGAGACGGCTGAAACCATCGCCCCGCCCAGCCCACCCTTCGCTCCGGATGCCGTTGCGGTCGAGGCGTGGACGACCGGCTCGGCTGCACCTGATCCCCCAGTATCGGCGGCACCATCCGCACTCGTGGCCGAGACGTGGGTAGCTGCGCTCGCGACGCCCAGCGCGCCCTTCTGGCCGGCGGCCGTGGAGCCGCTAGCGTGTGCGGCGGGGCTGGCTGCGCCCTGCGCCCCAGCTGCTCCGCTGGCGCTGGTGGCCGAGTCGATCGGGACCGTAGCGAAGCCGGTGCCGTTCCGCTGACCGGTCCCCGTAGCTGACGTGGTGGCCATGGCGGTGGCGGTCCCGTGACCCTCGCGCATCCCCACACCCGACGTCGCGCTGGCAGTGGTGGCAGATCCCGCACCGGCGCGCGTCGTCCCGCCCGGGGTGGCATCTGTCGCCGACACGTGCGAGGCGGCACCGGATCCCGAACGGCCACCCATACCGATCGCGCTCGTCGTACTCGCATGGGACACGGCATCGGCGGCGCCTGAGTGCTGCTCCGGCTGGAAGCCCTCGGCGCTCGTGGACGAGCTGTGGGCTGCCGCGGTGGCGGTGCCCGCGCCGCCCTTCAGGCCGGAGACGGCGGCGGCGCTCGTGTGGCTCGCCGCCGCCGCGGTTCCGGCGGCCGCCTTCGCGCCAGTCGAGCTGGTCGAGCTGGCGTGGCTGGCCGCGCTCGCCGCGCCCGAGAAGTGCTCGGTGTAGTGGACCGTGACCCGGATGAAATCGACCTGTATGTCGGTGTTCGCCGCGTCGGCCTGGACCGAGAGGAAGACAGCGAAACCGACGGCGTTGAGCTGCGCGACGGTCAGACCGGCGGCCCAGGTATCCGACGATGAGCCGTAGCTCTTCAGCGCCTCTGTGGTCGGCCAATCGAGCGCGGTGTCGGCTTTGTTATCCCCGACTAGGGTGGCGAAGGTGGTCCCGGTCGCGAGCTGGACCCGGTTGTCACTGGCGGCACCCGCGCTGTTGCGCCGCATGATCTCGACCACGATCCCATTGATGGCCGAGGCGGCCGGGATCGCGAAGTCGAAGTCCGACGCGACGAGGAGCGCACTGATGTCCGGCGAGTCGTAAGTCGCCGCGGTGATGACCGCCTCGCTGGTGTCATCCGCGACGATGTTGCCGGGGTTGACCCAGGGCTCGGCGTTCTCGCTCGTCCCAGCGTTGTTGAGGGTGGCCCCGGAGTCGGGGAAGTTCGGCCCTTGGGATGGCACGGTCGGCGCCCTCCCGGGGCTACGTCAGGCTGATGTCGGCGTCGGTGAGGGTGTAGGTGCCCTGCCCCGCGAAGACCTCATCCGTCAGCTCGGCATCGCCATAGAACGTGCCGGCCGTCACGGCGTCCCAGAAGCCGAGCCGTCGGACGGTTGTGCCGGCGGGAACGTCGAAGACCTCGCTGCCAGTCAGGTCGATGTTACCGCTGGCCGCGGCGCCCCAGGCGGCCGACTGGCGCGCATAGGCGGGTGAGCCACCCGTGACTTCCCCGCCCGAGCCGGAGCCAACGACGTCGGTATGGAGGCTCACGAAGTCGATGACCGCCGCCAAGGCGTCGAGCATCAGGTTGAGTGCTGCCGTGTTGAGTCCCATTAGTCTTCCTTCCTGGCCGCCTGCGCGACCTCTCGCCTGATGTCGGCGGCGGTGCGCCCGTCGCCCTCACTACTCTTGTGACCCGCGGCCCGGAAGCGGGCCTGAAGGTGCAGCTTCTCGAGCATGGCTCGGACGCTCTTGCCGCCCTCTGCACGGGCGGTACTCCCGATCTTCATCATCGCGTGCTCCTCTTAGCTAGGCGGCTGCCTGGACCTGGTGACAACGTGGGCAGGTGAAGCGATACGGCGGCGCAGCCTGCTCGGCCAGGAGCTGATTGCACCCGAGGCAGCGAATCTCGCCAGCCACGACCAACGCGGTGCTCCCACCACCCGCAAGGAGCTCCGTGCCGTTCCCGTTCGCCGCACCCGGGGCGTTGAGGAGGCGGGTGCCGCTGGGGGGTTGGCCCCCCCCAGCTGGCATGACGACGTAGTTGTTCGGGATCACATAGACCTCGTCGCCGTCAGTGACCTTCTCGCCGATCGCCCGCTTGAAGGTCGCGCGGGTGATGAGGCCCTTGGTCGCCGACGACTCGTGGCGCTTCCAGATGCCCTCGATGCTCTCCTGGAGGGCCTTAACGTTGCGGTAGTCGAAGCCAGTCTCGAGACCCTCGCGCTCGATCTGGTCCTCGCTCGCGAAGTCCGGCAGCAGCTGGACGTCGAGGTCGGCGGCGATGAGCGACTGGAGCGGGATGCACGACTCCTCGTAGGCGGCCTTTCGGGCTTCGCCGTAGTTCGTGAACGTGCTCCGCTCGAGGCCGGCACCGAGGCCGGCGACCATGGCGGCGATGCCGAGCACGCCGCTGATCCGCTCCTCGGGGATCTTGCGCAGCTCGCGCAGGTTCATTTGCTCGGGGCTGAAGCTCAGTACCTTCACGTCTGTCGGCGCCGTCAGCACCAGCGGCTCGCCGCGCTTGTCGCCACCGAACTTCTCCATGAACGCCGTCTTCACCGCCTCCGGATCGGTCCTGCTGCTGGCCACGCCGGTATTGGCCGGCGCGATGACGACGCCCGGCACGCCCAGGTTGGTGAGCAGCTGCGCGGTGAAGTTCGCCGCCTCGTCGTCGGTGTAGATCTCGCGGAACAGGCTGGCCAGCTTCGACAGTCCGAGGCGCGGGTTGTTGGGGTCGATGCCATCGCGCAGATGGATGACGTCCTCTTCACGCAGCCGATAGATGACGCCGCCGACGGTGTACTCGTAGTGGCTGATGAACACCGTGCCGTCTGGCGGCCAGACCGGCTTGATGAAGCGCTTGGGTATCCACCACAGCTGGATGACGCGGCCCGAGGGCGCCCGGATCTTGACGATGTAGCCGTTGCCGGTGGCGTAGAGGTCGGTCACCACCGCGCGCCACATCAGCACGCCGGACATGTAGGGATTGGGGCGCCGCAGCAGCGCCAGCATCGCCCCGGGCCCAGTGCCACCGTTGCCCGGAAGGCGGCCGCGCTTGATCCGCTCGGGGCTGCCAGCCAGGTCCTGGGTGATCTGCACCGGTGCATCGGGGAAGTTGCGGGCGATCCAGCCCACCACTGACGCGACGGCGCTGTTGTTCGCCGGATCGGTGAGCCGGCCGGCGTAGTCGATCCGGGTACGGTTGAGGAACACCTGCCAGCCGGACACTGAGTTCCCGCCCCACACCATCGCGCTCCGGATGGTCGTGGTCGTCGCGGCCGCGAAGCGTCCGACGCCGCGGGCCGCTGCCCCGATCGGGGTGCGGTTCAGGGCCGTGAGATCCATCAGGCTGCCGTCCAGATGCCAGGCGCTTCGCCATAGGCGAGCCAGCGGTTGAGGGCCATGTTGAGGGCGACCATGCCGTCGATCCGTTCCGAGCTGTGCCGCTTCGACGGCTTCTGGTTACCGGCCGGATCGGTCTCGACCTCGACGTTGCCGGCCATCCAGCGCAGGATCGGGTGACCGCCATGGACCAGGCGATGCTCGAGGACGAGCTTCTCGAGCTCGCGCCAGGCAGGGCCCAGGCCGGCGTGGGTCTGCGGGATGGCGGTGCAGGTGGCGCCGTCGGCCTGGAGCTCGCTCACGAGCTGGGTGGCGTTCCACTTGTCGAAGCCGATGTCGCCGATCGCGTACTGCTCGGCGAGCGCCAGCTGCTCGGCCCGGACGTAGGAGTAGTCGGTGACGTTGCCCGGAGTGGCCACCAAGTAGCCATCGCGGACCCAGTCGGCATACGGCACCCCGTCGTGGGTGCTGCGCTGGGCAATCCCATCCTCGGGGCACCAGAATCGGGCCACGACGACGAATCGGGCCTGGTCGCCCTCCTGCTCCCCGGGGATCTGGAACAGGAGGATCAGCGCGGTCAGGTCCTTCACGCTGGCCAGGTCCAGGCCCTCGTAGCCGCCGGCGGCCGGGGGCACCATCGCGGCCACCCATTCGTCATACGGGAGGTTGGCCGGGTTGCCCGCGCACAGGTCCCACTCCTCGATGGCGATCGCGCGGGTGGCCACCGCGGTCGGGATGTTCGTCCGGAACCGTAGGAAAGCGCCGAGTGCCGCCGGTGAACGGCGCGCCTTGGCAGCCTGGGCGCGCAAGGTGTCGAGCATCACCGACACACCCAGGTTGGGGTTGGCCTTTGGCCAGACGGCCTCGTCGAACGGGTCGTCGCCCTCGTCGAGGGTGTAGATCAACGCGAAGGTCGAGTCGTCAGTGGCCCGGCCCTCGATGATGGCCACCGCGTCGGCGCGTTCGTCGGCCCACACCGACTCGCGCTTCACACCGGCGGTGGTGATCTTCCAGATCATGGGCTGGGTCCGGGCGCTGGTGGCGGTCTCCAGGTTGTCGACGACGCCGCGGTCATCGAGGATGTGGAGCTCGTCGACGATGCCGCCCGACGGGTTGATGCCGTGATCGGTGTCGGAGTCCTTGCCCAGCGGTTGGAACAGCTGCGCCATGGCCTGGCGTGACAGGCTGCCGGCCGAGACCTTGATCCGGGACCGCAGGCCCAGGTTCTTCTTCACCATCTGGACCGCGTCCTTCCAGACCAGCTTGGCCTGGTCGCGTTTGCTCGCGACCGAGTAGACCTCCGCCCCGGGCTCGTCGTCGAAGAAGGCCAGGAGGATGCCGATCCCGGCGGCCATGAGGGTCTTCCCGTTCTTCTTGGCGACCTCGACGTACACGTTGCGGAACCGGCGTAGCCCGTCGGTGCGCTTCCAGCCGAAGGCCGACCCGACGATGAACTGCTGCCAGGCGTTGAGGATGATGGGGTCGCCCTGGGGCTTGCCCGGGTGCGGACCCCACTGGCCCTTGTAGTGCCGCAGCAGCGGGAAGAAGTCGATCGCCTTCTGAGCGGCGGCCGGGTCCCACACCAGACCGCGCGCGGAGCCGTCAGAGAGGTCGCGCAGGTGTCGCTCGCACGCCTTGAACACCAGCTGGCCAGCCACGATGCGACGGGCCACGACGTCGAGGGCGTACTGCGTCACCGGATCCGGCGGCGCCGGCGCCTGCATCCGGCGTCGGGCGCGCGGGGCGAGAGTCGAGACGGTCATCGGGCGTACCGCCGGCGCTGGATCGTCGGCGCGCTCTTCGGGCGGATCGCGGCATGCCGGCGCATGGCATCACCCACATGGAGCAGGAAGGCCAGGTCGCGGCGGCGCCGCCGCCGCACCTGGTGGCGATCAAAGAGCCACGTCACGGCCAGGATGACGAAGAGCGCGACAGCGGCCATGAGCGGCCCGACGAGGAGATCGGTCACGGCGCGGCCCCGGCCTCCCATGCCTCGAGCGGGTCGGCGGGGCCGACGTCGGCGGCGGACACCTTGGCCCGGGACGCCGGCGTGAGCCCGAACTCGGTCAGCATCAGCTTCGCCCGCCGCCAAGCATCGGCGGCGATGTAGACCTCGGGGCGCTGGCGCAGCATCTTCCCAGCGTCGCCCTCGGTCTCGTAGCTGGCACCCTCCTTCTCGACGACCGCCCGAGCGGCCATGTAGTCGGCCAGGGCGTCGCACAGCAGGCCCAGGGCGACCGGATCGGCTCCGGTCATGACCTGCATCTGCACCAGCAGCGGTCGGATGCGTCTCCACCACGGCCGCGACGTCGTCCGCAGCCAAGCTGGCGGGCGCTCACGAGGATTCGCCGGAGGAGGCTTCGGCTCCGCCGGATTCGCGCGATCGGGGCGATCAGTCCCCTCGAGGAGCTTCAGCGTCGTTGGCTTCCGTGGGCGGCCCATCAGGTCATCACCGCCCTCGAGGTGATCTTCAGGCCGAGGCGAGAGTGGCAGCGGTGCTCGGGGCAGTCGCAGAGCCAGCGGCGACGCGTGCCGCCCATCGAGCCAGGAACGACGTGGTCGCGGTGGAGGTCCCGACTACAGCCGCACGCCTCGCAACGCGCCCCAGGGAGTGCGCGAGCGCGCTCGCGCTGGTGTGCCCCGCCGTAGCCGCGCTGACTGGTCGTCCGCCGATGAGTGGAGCAGCGGCCTCGGTCAGTGGCCTGGTTGGGGCACTGCGGCTCGCTGCAGGCGACCGGAGCCGAGCTCGGCATCAGCCACCCCCATGACGCGGCGATGCCGGGGTCGGCGTTTCCGCCGCCCCGGCCAGTGCCGTCCGCGGGAGAGTGCCGGTGGTCAACCGGCGGCTCCTCGCGTGCTCAATCCTCGGCCACCTGGTCGTCGGCATCAGCCTCTGCGGCGTATTCCGCGAGGGCGGCACGAGCTGCCGCAACGCCGTCTTCGGGCGCCGAGGCCTGGACGGTGAAGTGCTCGCCGGCGAAGCCGAACTCGCCGTCCGCCTCGACCGCCTCGGCGAGGTCTGCGGCCGCCTTGAGGGCTTCGGCCTCTCCCTTCTTGGAGTCAGCCGAGCCGCTGATGCTGATCGTGTAGCTCATGACCAGCCGACCTCCTTGGCCGGGCTGACGAAGAACCGCGTCACCAGGCCGATGATGAGCGGCAACGCCCAGCCGCCCTTCTCGGGTGCGAGCGCCAGGGCGACGGTGTCGAGCAGGTCCTGTCCGATCAGGCCGTTACCCTGCGCCAGCTGAAGCACGGCCAAGATGGCCGAGGCTATGAAGCCGACCCACAATGCGGGGCCGCCTTTGACATCGAGTGGGTTGGTCACGGGAGATCCTCCTCTGCGTTCAGCTGGTAGGTCGCGGGGCCTGGGACTGTTGCCCCAGCCTTCGCCCCGCTGTCGGTGGCGTTCTGCTGCTGGCGGGCCGTGGCCGCCGCGGTCGCGGTTCCGAACACCCACTGCAGCGCAGCGCCCATGAAGCCGATCAGGGCGATGGCAAACGACTCGCCCTCCTGTGGCAGGGCCAGGGCGTTCGGATCGAGGAAGGCCTCGTAGAAGAAGAAGCTCCCGAAGCCGAACACCACGAGGGCGAACAGATAGCCGAATACGACGCGGACAAGATCGAGGGTCATATCAGCCTCCGAGTGCTTTCTTGGCGGCGTTCTTGTGGGTGACCGCGGCGGCGCGCGCCCGGTAGATCGCGTTGAGGTCCGCGGTCAAAGCGTTCAGGTTCACCAGTGCCGCGGGGATGTCGATCGCCGGCGGGACTGGAACGGGTGCCGGTGCCGGTTCGGGGGCCGGTTCGGGGGCCGGGACAGGTGCTGGAGCGGGCGCCGGTGGAAGCGGCACGGGGTCGAGGGTGATCTGGGAGTTCGCGAGCAGATAGCCCGCCATCGCACCGTTCTGTACGAGCTGGTACGGCCCAGCGGGCCACCCCGAAGGCGTGGGCGTGATGGTGTACTCGGCGCTGGCCAGGGCCGGCGACCCAGCCCCGAACGTCCCGGTGGCGGTCAGCGGCGGGGGATCGAGCCGCCGCCCAACCAGGATCCCGGCCTTCGTGTACCAGGTCCTCGGTGACGGGTAGGTGACGACGTCCACCTTGGATGGCGGGGCGTACTCGCTCTCACGGATCTCGCGGGCATCGTTGACGCCGGCGCCCTTGGCCCAGGCCACGATGATCGCGGCGTCGATCAGCTGCCCCGGGCTCTGGTTCGGCGTCATCGGATCGAAGAGCAGGACTGTGCCCAGGGGTTTGGGAACGACGAACACCGAGTGGTACTGGGCGAAGCCCGCCTGCTGCCAGGCCGTTCCCGGGATACACCCGAAGCCGGCCAGGACCAGACCGATGCCAGGGCGGGTGACGGCGTCGGCGATGCTGCCGGTCGAGAGTGCGCGGATGGTCTTGCCGTAGCGGGCCTGGACGGCAGGGATCAGCGTGCCGTAGTCGCCGACCCGGGGCACGCCCGTAGCCTCGAGGGCCTCGCCCTCCGCGATGCTGTAGATCCCGAGCGGGAAGGCGGTGAAGCCCCCATACACCAGCCCGGTCAGGGCCGAGATGGTCACACAGGCGTCGTAGTTGCCGTGCTCCGACCAGTTCAGCGGGTCAGCCATCAGCGGGCCTCCATCGCCGTGTCCGGGAGCTCGTCAACGATCGGCGGACCGATCAAGCCGCCCGGGGTACCGACGATGCAGACGAAGTAGTCGTAGGGGGCATCGTCGGCGTCGTCATCGCCGCCCACGTTCGGGTCGGGAACGAGCCGGTGGTCGCAGCCGATCCGCAGGTAGGCCGGGTCGGTGAGAATCGTCAGGTGCGGGTCTGAGCTCATCCAGCCCGCCACGGCGGCCGCGGACGCAGCGGAGAGGTCAGCGTAGCCCCGGTTCCAGGCGATGACCTCGCCCCACGACCAGGCACCGAGACCGTAAGCATCGAGGTCGGCGTGGACGAAGTCGGCGTCCGCCGTGCGGGCGGCAGCGGCCGACGCCAGGGTCTCGTCGTAGATCCGGGCCAGCCCGGTGGCGCTGGCGACCAGGTTGGCGAGCGCCTGCCCGCCATCAGCTGCAGAAGCACTCGGGCTGCCCAGCAGCAGGCCCAGCGCGAGGGTGAGGGCGACCAGACCTCGCCTAGCCATGAGCCCGCTCCCTGCTCACGGCGCGGACGAAGATGCCAGCGCTCAGCGAGGCCACGACCTGGATCCCCATGACGATGCCGAACAGGGACTGGGCGAGCTCCCCGGGGAGCACCTGGAAGATCGCGCCCACCAGCAGGAGGTCAAGGCCGACCAGGCTGACCACGGTCAGGTAGACCGTCGTCTGGTGCAGGAACCGATCGCCGGCGATGAGCGGGCGCACGCCGATGGCGGCGACGACCCACAGGACCGCGGCGACGGCGGCACCCAGGGCGCCTAGGCCGATCAGGAGGCTCACGAATCACCCCGGTGGCGGAACAGGTTCACGCCCTCGGCCACGAACAGGCCGCCGACCATGCCGCCGACCAGGAAGTAGAACTGGCTGTCAACGATGATCCGCTCGCCGAACACCGCCCGGGCGATGACGACGAAGACGAGCAGGCCGAGCAGGACGATGACGACCCAGCGCCGGAGCGTGGCCATTGGGTCGGGGGCATCAGCCACGCACCCTGCTCCCCCGGATCTGCAGAAGCAGCCAATCGACCGCGTCGCGGAAGTTCAGACCGATGAAGAAGCCGATCAGGAGCCAGGGCAGGGCAGCCGGCAGGTCGGTCAACAACGACACGGCCACCGGTCCGGGTTGGCCGCCCAATGCCGCGCCGGACCGGTGGCTCCTCGGAGGGAGGGTGCAGGGCCCCGCATCACACCGATTAGACCGATCTGAAATCTACTGTCAACCCGCACATGGGCTCAGGCGGCGGTTGCGCGGCCCTCGAGACGGTATGAAGCTGGCCGGCCAGCCGGTTCGTGGCGGACGGGATCGTGGCTATGGATGCGCTGGTTCTGGATCACCCAGTGCATGAAGTCCAGCGCGGTGTAGTCGCCCTGCTGGGCGCTGATGCGGTCGAAGGCGCGGGCCCACTGGTGCATCGCCTCGAGCATCGCCTCGGAGAACTCGGTCGGTGGGACGGACTCGGGCTTCGTCATGCCGACGATGCCGCACTCGGGGCAGGTCCAGGTCCGCGCCCGGGCCATCAGGTTTGAGCCCTTATCTGAGCCCTTATTCGAACCGTCCCATGCGTGTCAGGCGGTCCCAGCGTGCTCGCGCCGTCGCGGCCTGCGACGCTCACCACCGGCCGGGAGCAAATCCGGTATGCGGTACCACTCACGCTCACGGCAGAGTCACTCCGTGCTCACCCGACTCGTCGGATGAGCCCTTATCTGAGCCCTTATTCTCGACGACCGCGCGTAGAACCGACAGCAACCGCTGCTGCTCATGCTCCCGCCAGGCGCCTAGGACGTGGGCCATCGCGGTCGCGGCCCGGGTGGCGGCGACGCACGACTGGCTGTATGCCTCGAATGCTCGCGCGAGCTGACGGACGTCAGTCATCCCGTCCCCCTCCCGAGCAGCTGGTCGAGGGTCCGGACCGCCTCGGCCTGCATCGTCGGCAGGACGTGGGCGTAGGTGTCCAGGGTCATCGTGACGGTCGAGTGGCCGAGCATCTCGCTGACGACCTTCGCGTTGACGCCGCCGGCGAGGAGCAGGGTCGCCGCGGTGTGACGGAGATCGTGGAACCGGATCCGCGGCAGGCCGGCCGCGACCAGGAGCGGGCGGAGCTCGCGCTCGGCCAGGTGGTTGCCCTGCAGCGGCTCGCCGGCGGCGTCGGTGAAGACCAGGTCGACGTCGGTGACGCGGTGACCGATGGCCAGCAGCTGCTCCGCCTGGCGGACACGGTGGGCACGGAGGACGGCCAGCGTCGGGTCGGTCAGGTCGATGCTGCGTCGGCCGCGCGATGTCTTCGGCTCCCCGATCCACCATCGGCCCTGCATCCGCGACAGGGTGCCCGTGACGCGGATCCGCCGGGCCGACCAGTCGACGTCCTGCCAGCGGAGGGCGAGGAGCTCGCCGGAACGCATCGCGGTGGTGATGGCCAGCAGCCACAGGGCATGGAGCTCGTGGTCCGCGGCCACCTCGAGGAACCTGCGCACCTGGTCAGGATCCAGGACGGCCATCTCGGTCCGCTGCCGGCGCGGCTGGGTGACCGCGTCGACCGGGTTCCGCGCCAGGAGCTGCCACCGAACCGCCTGGTCGAGGGCGCCGTGGAGGACGGCGTGGAGGTAGCGGATGCTCGAGCTCGACTGCCCCGCGTCGGCGAGGTCGGCGTACAGCTTCGCCAGGTGCTGCGGTGTCAACTGGCCGAGCCGGAGACGGCCGAGGGTGGGCAGGACGTGCTTCCGGACGAGGCCGTCGTACCGCTCCCAGCTGCGGCCGCGGAGCTTGTGGCGGGCGACATCGTCGAGCCAGTGGCGGAGGAAGTGCTCGAGCGTCTGCCCCGGGCCGGCGACGACGATGCCCTGGGCGAGATCTCGGAGCGCGGCGTCGCGTTTGTCGGCTGCTTCCTGGGAGCTCCGCCCGTAGACCGGATGGCGACGGCTGTCCGATCCGATGTAGCGCGATCGCCATCGGCCATCGGCCTGAAGTCGCGGCCGCTCCCCGGTGCCCTTCTGCCGTCGACGAGCCATGGGGGCGATCATAGGTCAGCGCCCATACCGGGCCGCGGCCGCGGCGAGCTGGTCCTCGATGAAACGGTCGAGCTCGCGGCGCAGAACCCTCCACCCGGACCCGACCCGGAAGCCGGCCAGCTCGCCCGTGGTGACCATCCGGTGCGCGGTCGATCGACTGACGCGCAGGGCCTCCGCGACCTCGCTGAGGGTCATCGACAGGCCGGCGAGCTCGGTCATCGGGCGATCCTCGCGGCCAGGTAGGCGTCGACGTCGCGCCGGAAGAACCGCAGATCGCCCCGTTCCACGATGCGGTACGCCTCCAGCTGGCGGCGCTGGACGAGCCGCTTGACGGTGTTGCCGTGGACCCCGAGCAGCTCGGCGACCTGGCGGGCGGTCAGCAGCTGCGCGGTCATGCCGCCAGATCCCCCGCCGTTACGGCGACGGCCAGCGCCGACCACAGGTCGTTGGCGATGCCGTACAGCGGACCCGGCGCCTTCTTCGTGCCCTTCGCGGACGGGCCGCCGTACCGGTCGAGCAGCGCCTGGCGGATGTTGGGATCCTTTGCTTGAGCGGTCCCGCAGAGATGGACCTTGATCGTTCGTCGGCCAATGCGGTCGACCGGCAACGGCTGGGCCGCCTCGGCGAAGCGCCCTGACCAGTAGACGGTCTCGAACACCTCGGCGCCGACGGCCATGCCGAAGCTCTCGACCTTCTCGATGACGAGGCGGGTGACGGTTCCTGTTCCGAATCCGCTGCCGCCAACCGAGGCATCAGGCGAGAGATGGCGTAACTGCTGGCGGAGCCAATCGTTGGGCGAGATGGCCGCGTCGCGCACGATGCCGTCGTCGTAGACCACCCAGGCTGACTGCTCGGGCCCGGGATCGATAGCCATCAGGACGGTCACGTCAGGGCCCTCGGGTTGAGCAGGCGGTCCAGCTTCTGCTCGATCCGGCGCAGGGCCTCCTCGGCCTGGGGGACCGAGACCACCTCCCACTCGGGTCCGATGATCAGGGTCCCATCGCGCTTGGTGGTGCGCCGGATCGTCGAGCGGATCTCCTC